TTCCACTTACCATCTGAAGGTCTTAATACTGAGTCGTAGGGGTGTCTTGTAGTAACAGCGGTATTATAAAATAATTGAAATAGAAGTTTAAGCGAAATTTCCGAACCCTTGGATTCGTATAGGTCTTTTATTCGTTTAATCAGTAATCTTTTGTTGGTCAGAACCCCCAAAGGTATGTTTTGCGCATAGTTGGCAAGAAAATAATTTACAAATGATTCAGTAGTCGTATCAATATCACTATATGATCTTGCATTCTGTACGATTTCTAACGCACCCTGGTCTTGCTCTAGGAATCTATAATAAGCTTCAATAAATGAAACAAAAGTAGTAGAATCTGAACGAACATATTCCGGTAACTGGCTACTTACCAGCGTTGATATTTTTTCCGTTATTCGGGTAGTAGTCATTTACTGTATGGATGAAGTCATATTAATTGTAACACCAGCAATAGTTCCCCCTGTTGCATTAAAGGTATTATCATCTATAACAAGTATTTCATTTCTTGAAACACTTAGATTTTGACCTACATTTTGAATACCACAGGTTAAATTTAACTCACTAATACCGGTGGGGAATCCGCTAGGGGTTATACCTGAAATGCTTACCTCCCCAGTAGCATAATTAATAGTACCCACACCTGCATTAACAGTAAGACCACTAACAGTATCCACTAATCTTAACACACCTGAGCCATTAAGATCTGGAGGTGTACTGTCCGGTAAATCAGTCATCTTTACCAGCGTACTGACGGTGTTATTTAAAATATAAAAATAACTAGACGTCAACTGACCGGGTTGTATGGGGTTTCTAAATTTTATAGAAGTGTCAGTGATAAAAATATTTGTTGTATTCAATACTAACGGTAATCTTCTTTGAATCTTCTCCACTACATTGACACTGAATATAGAAGGACTTGTAAGAAGAATGCTGCTAATTAATTTTGTCTGATTATACGACTTATTAAATTTTTGTAGATTAGTGGCAAAATAAATGGCAATAGCGTTATTAATTAGACTCTTAACATCAGCAGATGTCAGGTTAGTATTGGATGGGTTATAAGACGCATTTACCGTTAAGTTTATATAGTAGTAGGTAGGATCTACAAACTCAGGCTGTATTGCAATACCTTTTTTACTTCTAAGGGTGTCAATTATAATATTGTTTTTTGTAGTGTCAGATACTGTGAACCCATTGAATGGTTTTAACGATATAATAACCTTACCATAGACCGGAGGATCATTATCCTCCCCACCCCATACAGATATAGATTCAAAGTTAGGGTAACGAGCGGAGAGCAATGCTTCATAATCAGAGGCTGTAACCAATCTATTACCTGTAGCGTTTACTTTGGGGGCATTATACTTTATAGATGTAATAGTCTCTTCATCCGCGCCACCGGTAGAATTAGAGTTAACTGTTACAGCTACCGATGCAGAACCGCCTATGTTACTAAGAGCAGAAAAAGATTGTGCGGTAGTACCAGATACGTTAGCAACCGCACCAGAAGTTACTATAAATTGTAGCTTAACTATATTACCCTTAGTAAGTTGTTTCCCAATAATTCCATCTCCAAAATTTATTTCGTATCTTTCCTGGCTGTTTTGTTCTAGAAAGAATATTTTAGAAGTACCATCTAACCCGGTAATATCAGTAGCCAGAGTATAGATAGAGGTGGTTAAGTCTGAAGTTGAAGTCTGCACGGACACCTGAAGTGTAGTGGTATCGATCGAAGCACTGGGTAAGACATATTTAATTTCTGTAGAGTTGTCTGATACTATATAATTAAAATTTTGTATGGTACCCTCTACAACACTTACATTGTTAAATGTATATGTTGACCCACTGCGTAGGGAAGTCATATCTTCGGTTGTGGCAAAGGTATACGTGATGCCATCTATAGTGGTAGTAAATTGGGTATAGCGGTCCATTGTCAGGCTTGCTGGCAGTCCTGTAGGGCTGGTAACTACTACATCAATATCTGCCACAGCACCACGTGCGGAGGTGGGAGTATAGCCCAGGTGTTTTGCTATTGAAACAGCTGATGATCTTTTGATAGCTGAATCTAAAAACATCTCATTCAATACCATATTTGCCAGGTAGGCATTATAATGGGTGTTATAAGCTAATACATCCAGAAGAGAGGCCAGGTTTGAGCCCTCAAAGTCATAGTCTGTAAAGTTTGTCTGGGCAGTTAGAAACGTTTTTAAATTTGACTTAATTTGGTCGAAATCAAGTTCTGCAATTCTTAGTTGTGACATTATCGTGCTCGGGTGACAAATGTTGTTAGGGTAATTGGTTTTTCAGAATTATTTAATCTAAAAATAATATCCAAATTAATTTGATTCAGATCTGCTCTTTCACGTACGTTAACATCCAACACTGTAGCTCTAGGTTCGAATTTCTCAATAACATCAAAGATAGTACGTTTAATTAACTGTACAGTTACTGGGGTAAAATTTTCAAACAATAAACCATGCATTTGACACCCAATCTCAGAATGAAAGGGTCTTTCGTAGTGTCTGGTAGAAATTAAATTTTTTATAGCCGACTTTACAGCCTCCTCATCCGTCTTAACCGCCACATCTCCTGTAATGGGGTTTCGCGAAAAAAGAAGATTAAAGTCTGTATATGTTCGGGTATTTCGTGTAGCCATGTTTATATTTATGGTAGCGTCAGCTGGCAAATACCGTAGATGAGCCCTGAGTTATCACATTATTCCCCATGGTATCTCCAATTCGTCCTACACCCTTATTGTCTACAAAAACTTGACTTGATCCAGAATCCAGACTAGAATCATCATTAGAACACCCGGATTTTGGGTGTGGGGTAACTTTATTACCTTGAACTGTAATTAAGATACCGTTAGCATATACATTTTTGGAATTAGCTTCACCAACACTCGTCTGCAAAGGCATACGACATTTGTATCCAGATCCATCTGGAGATAGTACAGAATCACCTAGTCTAGATACAGCCGGCATTTATGGCCCTAATGGTACTAATGTACCTATATTGTTAACAGCTGTTTGATATCTCCAAACAATCCATTGTCCAATATTAGCTTGTAACGTTACATTTCCTGTCTCCCCAGTACCTGTAACACTGAATGCATATTGATTATTTTGAGTTACCGGGTTCGGCATTTCATAACGAACTAATGCCTTAAAATCTTCTGTAGTATCAGGTGGTAGAGCTTCTAATGTACCATCATTAAGTACAAATTGATAATACTCACCATCAAAAGTACTTGAATATGTACCAGAGAGTCTGACTACATTACCTACATAACTAACATTTATTCCCTTTGAAGCAAAGTCATATAAAGCTGTTACCGAAGTTGCAGGAGCAGAAACATTACCCTCCGGCATTATTGGGCGTACAATATTAAAGCCTATATCTATTGAGGTGGTTTGGCCGCCGTATATTGTCGGTAGGTATAAATTAGGTGCAGCGAATTCCCCATCATTTGTTAAGACTGTTGCAGGATCAGGGCTGATGGCAACAAAGCCAGTAGCATTTGAGGTATTTATAGTTACGGTTTCATTAGCCATTATACTAACAGAGTTAAGCCATCCGAATGGCGCGCATGGTTAAAGAAAGTCATAACTTTATTTCTATTCTGATTCTCAATATAAGATATATGAATCCATGGATTATTGGTGTAGTTACAATACTCTAATAAAAACTGATCGTATTTAATTACTTTAGCTAATTTAACTGCAATATCATAGTATTCTTGTTTCGAGGCACCTTTAAACTGTATATCAGCACCCTGACCTAAAGGGTGTTGTGATGTCTTAGCGTTAGATGCATTACCTGGGTCACGGAAAGCAGAAGTAACAAACATATTGGGGTATAATTTTTTAACTGGCTCTAGTACGTTCAAGGCCAGGGCTTGTAGATTGTAGACAATATCACCGTAAGTTAAAGTACCATGGGCTTTAACTTTATCCCGGGTAACAGCAGCTTTGAAAGAAAGCATTTCCACAGTAAAGCTGGGAGATAGATTATAGTTACCCGGCAACTCGGTTACCTTTTTAAGTTTAGCGTCTGGAGCGACCGCAATACTTTGAGTAGATGATACTGAGCTGCTTTCACCTGCGACTGGAACTTCTTTAAGATCAGCTGCTGTAGCAAATCCTCCTTTAATAATTAAATTAGTTTGATCGGTGCGATCTTGTCTAGTCTGAGTGGCCTCTTCAAGTAATAAAGATTTGTTGTCCGCCAAAGTCAAGGATTGCGGATCAATAGTAACGTTGAGGGGAGGATCTTTTCGGCCTGACATTACCCCAATATTAGAGATGCCAGCTAAGGCAGCGACCCCGGCTAAAACAGCTTCTGCATTTACAGAATTACCTGAATTAAGATGAATCGCACTTCCATCGGCGCTATAAACCCCACCTGCTTTATTACTAATAATACCATCGGCTTGATTTTTAAGGCCACCCAACGCTTGAACTAAAATATCTGCATTGGCTTTTAAACTAATATTTTTAGTAGCGTGTACGTTTAAAGCAGCGTTGGCAGTTAAATCTAATACCTGCAGGGCTTGAACCGATACATTGGTATTAGCTTTTAAACTAATATTTTCTGAGGCATGTAGCTTTAACGCAGTATTAGCCATTACATTCATAGTATTATAAGCCTGTACGTTAACGTTTCCTCCTGTAATATTAACTTCCTCGGTTGCAGAAAGGTTTAGTGTGCCACCAGCCTGTGCAGTTATGTCATTATGACATTTAAGGTTAACATCACCCTCCACTTCAATATTAGCATCATTACCTACAAAAATATTGCATGACCCATTAACAGATATATCAGCGCTTCCAGAAATAGAAATTTTACCATTTCTATCTATAATTTCATAAGATGATCCTACGATGCGTCTTACCATAGAGCCATTAGCATCTATCTCTACAAAGGTACCGGATTTGTGATAGATGTGAAGCCGCTCCGATCCTGGGGTATCATCCATCTCAATGGTATGCCCAGATTCCGTCTCAGTTACTTTATTATAGGGATATGCTCCTCTATAAGCAGACTCTGGTTGATCCCAGGATTCTCCAAACGGTAGTTTAGCACCCAGCATCCTGGTATCATTCTTTGCTTGTACAATAGTACCCCTGGCATCTCCCTGGGCAAGTTTATTGGTCTCTGATAAACCAGCATATTCCTTGGTGGGGTAATTGCCGCTTGGATCTACAAATCCTGTTTTAAGTACGGTAAGTTTATCTTGATTATCCGTATTGTTAATATCGAAGCTTTTCGCCTCAGCTAATGCAGTGGATGTAATTGCGGTGGCGAAAGATTCGTCGATTTTTTCAAGCGCTACATCAGAAGAACCAGCTGCAAACAGGGTAGATATATCAGCTACAGTGGTCCGTGAGGGTTTATTTGTACTAAAAATATCTGTTGAGAACTTATTAAGTGCTACATCTAAATTTTTATTAACTAAAGTAGTTAAAGTAGGTGATAGTACTGCTCCAATATTATTAAAGTCTATAAGTCTAGAAACTTCCGCCGGGAGGGCATTTTTTAGTTTTGTCTGTAAAGAAGATATAATTGTACCGGTAATAGGATCAGATAATTTAGTTTGTACTATACCGGATAAATTATTAGTTATATCTTGAGCACCCTGATTACCTGTAATTAAATTTACAGGATTTTTTTGACCTATTAGGTTTTTGGGTATATCATCAAGATTCGAATTAGCCGTACTGTTAACATCTTTAACCATACCGGAAGCAGCGGTCTTTGATACACTGGTAACTATACTACTAAGTGTACTCTTGGGTACTGGAAGTTTAAGATCAGTTAACTTTTTAAGCAGACTGGCTTCTAAAGTAGTTTGAATTTGTTTGGTAATTTGAGTTGCCATTATCTAATTAGCCCCAGTAAAATAGTTTTTTCGGATTCATAGCGTTTTCTCACACCATTTTTAATATCTTGAGAGCTTGATTTAAATAGCACATCAACATTTTTTATCTTCCATTCACTAACTAGTAATACGATATCTTTATCCGTGAGCTGGCTTTTTCCTACTAGGGTTTCTCTAAAAGCAGCCGTATTTTCAGGTCCTAGTTGTACGGCGGTAGACCAAATAAGATCATGAACAGCAGGACCGTATTTACTAAGATCAATG